AATGTTACCTGATGAGTTTGGAACAAATAACTCCGGTCCTTGCTCGCCTACTATGATGGGTTTGTTTGCTCCAACTGGTCCGCCGTCTGCAAAGAAACCTCCGAAGAAACTGCCTCCGCCTCCGCCACCAAAAAATGCTAATGCAGTTCTTAAACCTAATTCAACCCCCAACGAAGCGTTTAACTTGTCTTGTTCTTTCCTTACTTGTCCAACTTTTTGTCTTATGACATCAAACACAAACACCTCAAGTCCAATTTGTATCAATCCTGAAACTAATTGTCTTATAATTGCACGTCCTACATCTGTGAGTGCATCATTAAAACTTCTTGCACCCAATATAGCATCTGCAAACGCATCACCTACACCTTGTTTAAATGTGTCCACAGTCGCCATAACCAATCGCACACTGTCTTGCACTGGCATAAAACTTTCTGATATCCTTGCATTTTCTTCTCTAAACACTTCGCCAAATGTTTTTGTTTTGTCAATTGTTCTCTGTTGTTCAACAGTTAATTTTTTATTAGCACCTGCTAATCTTCCTAATTCTGTGTTGACTTCTTCTAAATTTTCATAACAATCTTCTAAAGCTTCATTCAATTCATTAGTGTATTCATATTGATGATTTAAAATCTCACCCATTGAGGTGCCTACTTCAATCATTTCGTCTTGTGCAGCTCTAAAGTTGTCTATGCCTGTGACGCCTTTGTTAAGTTCGTCTGTGAGTAATTTTGTGTTAATCTGTAGTAGTCTTAAAGTTTCATTGCCTGCTCTTGAGTCCATCAACTGTCTGTTGAATTTGTCTAACTCCATGTCTTGGAATTCTTCTTTTAACATTTGGACTTTACGCACTGTGCCTGTGTTAAAGATGCCTAAAAATTCTTCGCCTGTGCCAACAAATGTTTCAAACGTTTGATTGGTTTCTATTAATTGTTTGTCAAGCAATTGGAACAATTGAGCTACAAGTGCGGCCCCTCTACCGCCTAATTTACCCAATTGGATGAGTTCGTTGGCTCTTACTGCTTGATTGAACAACACCATCGCCGCAGTGGCAGCGTTGATTGAAGCAGCCAATTTGTAGCCTAAAAATACACCCACAGCAGAAGAAAACACCTGCCAATTTTCAATTAGTATCTTTAAAATATCCACAGTGCTTCTGAGTGCCGAGCCTAAATCTTCGCCTATCTCTTTGATCAGTTTGTCATTTTCAACAATAAAGTCGGTCAAGTCAAGTGTAACTTCTCTTAATATTGGAGCAAAGCCTTCACCTAAAGATGATTTGGCTGTGTCTAATGCATCTTCCAAGTTGGAGAAAGCCTGCGACAAATTGCCCGTCAATGCCGCTGTTGCACCACCAAATCTTTGTTGGAATCCTTCTTCTAAAGCACGAAGTATTTTTTGTGTGCCTTCTACATCTTTACCAAAGTTAGTAACTTCTTTTCTTGTGAGTCCTAATTTTTCTTGCAGGATGTCAAATACAGGAATACCTCTATCACCCAATCTTTGCAGTTCAAATAAACCTAAACCACCTGCTGTTGTTCTTGAATACAAGTCAGTGATGGCTTGCAGTGTGCCCATTCTGTCTGCTGTGACAGAAGCCACGTCTTGGAACATAGTCAACAGTTTTGTTGTTGGTGTAATGCCTGAGGCTTGTAGTTTAATAAATGTTTCTGTTAAATCATCAACTGTAAAGATAGATGTAGTAGCAAACTGTTTGATGTAATCAAAGGCTTCAGCACCCTTCTCTGCGGAACCTGTTACAGAGTTGAGTGCTATCCTTAAGTCTTGGAATCGTGCTGTGGTGTTTATTATGGATTTTACTACAACCCCTGAAGCAATACCAATCAATGTCTTGACCAACAAACTGCCACGTTTGTTGATGCTGTCCATTTGGTCATCAATACCTTTGATCCTTTTGTTAATGTTACCTAAAGCGGCAGCGGTTTTGTCATTAACGACGACGTCGAGGCCTATTCTTGACATTTGACATTGTCTCCCTTGATTGTTCTGATTTTAAATTGTAGTATGCGTGCCATATCATTAATTCCTGGACACTCAACTGCATAACTTCTTCTAAGCTCTTGCCTAAATCTTGTGCCACTTGGCACATAAGAAGTAGTTCAGTGTCCTCTTTTAGTTTTTTACTGTATCCTCCTGCCTAATGTCTAAAGTGGATTGGTTGATGGCGGCTGCTATTCTTGTCAATACACCTGGATCTACCTCATTCATTAATGCGAGTTTGTCGTGTTGTGTAAACATCTTATTACCATCAATTGTGAGCGCCTTGAGTATGATGCTCTCAACTAATGCTTCAACTATTTTGCCCTGTTGTTGTAAGCCTAAAATTTTTGATTCAATAGCGAAAGAGTGTGCTGTCTTGTAATACACATCTGTCTTCCATTCATGGACTGTTATCTTTTGTAACTCTCCGTTGATCTTGTCAGCAAAGTGTTTCTTTGCGTTTTCTAAAATTGACATTAATATTTTCTCCTTGATATTTCTTGTATGGTTGGGATTAGGATACCTCGCGGTGCTTGTTTGGAAGAACCCTGATCCAATTTGTCTATGTAAATCACCCTATTTTCAATTAGTGCACCTTGAGACAGTCGTTTTTTCTTCCAACCATTTCTTGCTTTACCTAATCTTATGGGTGTGTTGGCACGGGCCACAACCACTATGTCATCGCTGACCCTGTCAATAACTCTGTCCACTTGACGTTGGACATCTTTATTGAATTGTTGTAAACCCGTAACCTTAACTTGTAGCATCTTAAGATACAGCAGATTCCAATAAAGAACCGCTGCCTTGAAAATCTACTGTTGCAGTGATTAAATCATCATATGATGAAGTTCTTGCCACCGAAGTCACTAAAACTTCACCTGAATATTTTTTAGCACCAGCTTCTGTTGATGTATAAAATTCTACAGTTAAAGTTCCACCTTGTGAGTCTTCTGGGTTAAAAACAGCACCATTAGTTGATAAGTGATCGTCATTATAAACCACTTCCATTGATCCTGTAAATTGTGTTAGACCTTTTGCAAAAGTTCTTGCTCCACCACTATCCATTGATGTAGTTTCAATAGTGTCTGCGGTGTGTGTAAGTGTCCAAGATCTAACATCCGCTACTGCTGTTGGACTTGCTGAATCGTTTGTATCGACTTTAACAGTTCCATTTTCTCCTGTAAGAACAGCCATTAGTTTTCTCCTTCTTGGTTAAAATTGTCTTGGATGAATGCATCAATTTCTTCTGCATCTTGTTCATCCTCCACAGTTGGTTGTTGTTCCACCACCGCTTCAACAGGTTTTATCCGTTTGCTGTTGGTGGGTTTTTTGGTTGTAGATTTTGGTGTTAAAGATATTGCACCTTCTAACTGCCATCCTCTACTCACAAATTTGTCAATCTGTTTGTCTGCAACCTGTATTCTTTGATTGCCTCTTGTCATTGTCGCCATTACACTGCACCTCCTCTAAAGTTGTATTTGACTTCAACCAGCATAGTAAATTCTCCTAACGGAGGCACTCTTGGTTGTATTTGTATTTGAGATACTCTTGTTGTAACATTCATTCCTTCGCCTGCAGAATCAATGTCTCTCATTCTATCTGAGTTGAGAGTTTCTTCAATTCTTTCAATTAGATTGTTGCGTTTTTGGTCCACACTTATGATGTGTGTGTTTCTTGAGTCGCTCCTCACAAAGCCGCGGATTGTAAATTCAATCACGCCTCTACGATACTGTCCCATAGCGATGTCTTCTCGTATTTCATTGCCTGATTCAATCACAATAGCAGGAAATTGTGTTATGGCTATCTTTTCAATGTCTATGGGCTCACGGCTAACCAAACCTGCACGAGGTGGGGCCATGTCTGCTAAAACTTCTACAATGTTTTGGGCTATTAATTCTCTTGTGCTCATTACCTTTTAAGCTTGAGGTAATAAGTGGGTTCTTTCTCTGTGCTTTGTATTACACCATCGTTGTCGTGATCGTATTCTACGCCATCCATCATTACTTTCTGGAACTCCATATCATACTGTTTGCGATAGTATTCAAATTTTCTTTCAAAAATATCCTGTTCTGAATTAAACGTTGACAATTTAGGGAAAATGTAATAGCCTAAACAATAGTAAGCCATTGCTCTTGTCCACTGTGTGGAAGTTAATTTGTCTTGATCCATTTCAACATATTGTCCTATGATGGATATGTCATAACGTCCAGTCTCCTGTGTGGGCCACCAGCGAATTCTTATATCTCTTGTGACGTCTCCAGCTGCATCGCTCATTTCATTCTCAAAACTGTCTATGCCATAATCTAATATGTTGGGTTCGTATCGTTGTATGTCGGATATTGTTATTGAAAGTGCCATATAGTCCTTCTTTTTGTTTACCTACAAGTCCTTCTTGTTCTTTTGTATTTAACAAATTTGGGGCAGTGGTCGCCTACTACCCCAAATATGCAAGTATCAAGGAAGTTAAAAAAATTAACATCCTCAAATATTTACGCTACCTATTAAGATAAAACGTTGTCTGATTTGATCAGCACACCGTGGTTGTCAAAGATTTCTTTAACACCGTAAGTTGCTGAACAAACGATTTCTGTGCCTCTTACAGAAGCGTTTCTTTCAGTTTCAATGTTTAAGTCTTTTTTGATAGCAATAGCAAGTGCATCTGAAGTCATCACTGCACATGAAGCTCCAGTAGCTGAGTCGCCAACTGCTGTTGTTCCAATTAGTGCTGATTCATAGATGTCAACTCCAGCCAATCTTCCGATGAAGCCTTCGTTTAATGCTCTGTTACCAAGTTCTGATAATGCGTGGTTGATCTGTGCCGCACCAGCGTCAGTTAATTGCTTCTTTAGGTCGTAAGCCGCATTTGGAGAAATCACACCCACGTATGGTCCATACACAGAGTTGTTTCTTAATGTTGCCACTGCCTTAAAGATTAAGTCAGCTGTCATTGATGTTGAGTAATCACCTACTACGTTTGAAAAGCCTTGGAATAAAGCCGCAATGTCTTCATCAATTTTTCTTGCAATTGTCTCACCAAAGATCTTACCAATTGATGCTGCCACGTTGTCTGCCGCAGAATCTCTTGCTGTGTCTGTTAGTGTTGTCATTGCTGCGATTTCGTCTGTTTCAATTTGCACTACTGTCGCTGATATTTGTTGATTTGATGCGTCTGTTCCTTCGCCTGTTGTGTAAGTTGAAGAAATCGGATAGATTGGCACTTGTGCTGTCTTTCCGTTTTGTCCTGAGATGTCATACTCAGTGATAAGTGGTCTTAACATCGCTTTCTCGTTCATTGTGAACAGTGCAGATTGCACGATGTTTGAATAAAGACCGGACAGTCCTGTAAACGTACTAATGCTTACGGAACCTGAGGTTGTTTCATTTGCCATAATTTTTCTCCTTTATGGTTTTGTTAATAAAGGATCAATTTTACAGTCGAATGCCTTTGGCCGCCATTGCCTTCTGATAAAGTTGGCGGTGTTGTGGATTCTTCATATCAAGTTGATCCAAGTCTGTTGTCACACTTGCTTGTCGACCAACTGCTCCTTGAGTGCCTGTGCCTTGCGGACCCGCTGATTTAAAGTGCGGATTGGCTTGTAAGAAAGTATCCACCAAATTTGACACTGTCAACGGCGCACCATTGTCATCGTATCTTACTTGGCCTTTGTCGTCCACTACGTCAACGCCACCTGCTTCATTTAACTTCAAGTTTTTCTTAAGCAAACTCGCAACCTGCTCAGGGTTGACTGCTTTTAATCTTGAAGCCTCATTTAATAGAGTGCCATCCACCTTGATAGAGTGTAATTCTTGTTCATATGATTGTATTTTAGAGTTAAACTTTTCAGCCTGCTCACGCAATAACTTTTCATATTCTCCACGCTTCTCAAGTTCTTCTTGTTTCTTCTGTTGTTCAGCTTCTACAAGTGTTTTGTAGTGGTCTACATCCACGCCCGAATATTTCTTTTCGAACTTGGCTCTTTCTCTTGCCACACGAGCCTCAATCATATTGTTGATCTCTTCTTGTGTGAGTGCCTTCTCCGACTTTTCCGCTACCTGTTGTTCTGCAGGTTGTTGGACAGGCTGGTTTGAAGTTTCCGCCTGATTTAATCCAGTTTCTTCTGTCATTTATTCTCCTTTTTTTTAGTGTTGTTTCACTGCCAGTTATTACTGTATGATTATTTATTGTCTTTGAGTTGCTGTCTTATAAGTTCGAGGCGTTTTCTGTCCTGTTGTATGATGCAGGGGACAGGTGTAGAATTGACACTGTATTTGGGATGGCTCCATAACCATTCTTCATCATCGTGTTCATAGTTGTAGTGGTTTGCAGTTTTTTTGAGTGTGTGAGGATTGGTGTGGAAGATGTAAACTCTTGCTTCCATTTTCTTAAGAGGATATCTTTGGCCTTTGTAATCAACAATGTCTATGAGACGTTTTTGGAAGGCAGACCAACTCCATGGACATACTCGTCTTATTTGAAAGAAGTAAGCCTGCCAATCAATATTATTTGCGTTTACCGCCGCGTTTTCCACCTTTTTTCATAGCCATAGTAATTGCCCTTCCTTGTTGTTCAGCCTGTTTGCGTGTGGCATAAACTTTTCCTTTGGTGCCCCATCTATAACCACCTTTTACTTTTCTTACAGGCATCTTTTTACATAAACCATTGTTTTAACATTGGGATAAGGATACTTGCTACTATACCCCATAATATCCACCAAACTCTGTTATCAATTCTATCAACTTTTTGTTCTACACGATTTACATCTTGTTTGATGTGTTGGAGATGATTGTCTTTGATTTCTTGTGTGACAGTTTCTAACACCGACAATCTTTCTTCAACTGTTTTCATTACAATTTAAAACCTTTTTTCCAAGCTTGGATGCTCCAATAAGCAGGTGATAATGTTTTTTGTCCTTTGACTTCTTTGAGGACGCCACCCATCCTTGCCATAAAACTACGACGTCTTACATCATTGTTTCTTTTGATTGTCATTCCTTTTTGTCCAAAGTTAATTTTTTTTACGTTGCCTGTGCGTTTGTCTTTGACATAAACCTTAAATTTTTTTACGTCGCCTTGCATTGGTTTGTTCAGTTTTACTGTCTTACCTCTGTATGTTGCCATTAATCTTCTATTCCTTCCCAACTTGGATGCACAATATCTTCCCAACGAGGGATTTGTATGTGATGTTCGTGTAACTCTCTTCTGAGGGGGCGACACAATTTATACAATTTTGAGAGAGAGGCTCTTGCACGGATATGAGCCGTCTTGTTTTTATCTACGTATGACTTGTAGTAATCTCGCTGAAAATCACGAAATGTTTCTTCAAATTCTTTTAGTAAATCTGTCTTGTAATCAGGACAGCCAACGAATTTTTTATTGTGTAGTAGTTCCATCAAACAGTCTCGCTAATTCAGGGTGTAATTGTTTAATCTGTTCGTCTGTATAACCTTGCTCGACCATTTCTCTAAAGTGTTGCACCAAATCATCTACATTCTGAACAGGAGTATGTGCTATCACATCCATGGATGGCGGAGTTTGTAATATTTCTGACACCATTGCTTCATCTTCAACTATGGTTTCTAAAATCATTTTGTCTATGTGTTGGTTGATGGTTGCATTTGTGATATTAGAGTCTTTGGCTTGTTTTAACATAGTAATCTCATTGGCTTTGTCTTGGATGCTAAAGGATCTTGGATATTCAATCTCACCATTGAACGTTGTGCCTTGATACAATGCATACAATCTCCATATCATTTCTTCAGCGTGTTCTAAATTTAAAGCGATGTCTGACAATCTAGAATTAAGAAGTTGGAATTCTGTCTGAAGGCCAATTCCTGATAACCTTCTTGATTCAACACTTCTAATTCCACCCAATGATGCCATTCTATCAATTGATTCAACCTTCTTTGAAATGCTCTGCAGAACTGCTTCAATGCTCGCACCGTCGGGCTGCAAGAGATAAGGTTTCAATCCCGCGTCTAATCCATCTTCCATTTGTATGATAGCACCTGCTCCCGCTGATGCATCTGTGCCACGTGTTTTTACAAGTGCCGGATGGTTAGTTAATCTTATAATCTGTTCTATCTCTGAGTATTCTTCGTAAATGCTTCTTTGCACGTCAGCGATGTCATTCACCAAACTTACACCAATGCCTCGCTTGTTTCCGCGTTGTCCATATACAGGACAAATTGGCACCATTCCAATTTGGTTTGGCTCATCCATAATTAAGACAGGATCATCTGTTGAATCTCTATCAATCCTGTAAGCACGAATACTGTCTGTGGTGTATTCTCTTATGATAGTAAAATCTTTCTGTGTTTCTTCTTTTACTTTTACATAAGTCAATCTATATAAACCTGATGCTGTGCGTTCATATTCCCAATCCATCACGTTGTCAGGAGTAAACATCTGTATGTATGGTCTAACACCTTGTTGCAGTTCATCTGCTCTTGTGTATGCGTTGGATAAAGGTTTGTCTACAGCCACCCACACATTACCATAAACCATTGCAAACACAGCCACGTCTCTCATAAACTGTGCAAAACTTCTGCCATCTAAATCAGCATCCATCATAAAGTTCCTTAACTGTGGATCATTTTCTATATTTGCTAATCTTCTTATTGGTTCTTTTCTGTAAAGAAAACTTGAATAAATTCCTACAACAGAGCGGACGTGATTATCTAAAGCCACTTGGCGTAGCCTTTTCATATAATCATCTGTGCTCTCATAGTAGTAAGGTTCTAAATATTTGCCCAAATAAAAATCATATCCACCAATGTAAGCATCGCCGAGATATGACCAACGTGGTAGATACAAATTGTAGAGCGGGTGAGTTTGTGTCACATATTCTAAATTGTATCCCACGATACCTGGAACCGACTTACCTGCTGTGTATCTTGCCATTAAAATCTTCCTCCTTTAAATGTAAATCTTTCTACGGGTTGGTGATCGTATTCTGTCTTAACTGGATACAAATAATCTACCATATATGAACAAGCATCAAAAATATGTTCGTGTCCATCTTTGTCTATGATACTGCTTTCGTCTCTGTAAGACAATCTTTCTAAACTTTTTATGAGGTGTTTGCATTTTGGATCTATCTGCATACCAATTTGGTCAGCGGCGTTCTTTAATTTAGTGTTGAGGGCGTTTACCCTGTCTTTGACAGGAGAGTGTGCTGATCTCAACTTGCATATAAAACCATTATTTTGTAAAATACTCAAATCTGTTTTACCACCTGCTGATGTTCTTTTTTGTCTACAAGCAGGATCTGGATATACAATTTTCTTTACTCCTGGATATCTGCTGTTGATGACATCACACATTTCTTGAGTGTGTGTGCCTTCTAAATGTATCTCATCAAACAAATATATCATCTTATGGTCTATGTGTGCTATCACTGCCGTGCCGGGTGTGATGTTAAAATCCATACCTATGTGTAATTCTTCTTTTGGTCCTGTGTAAGCAAAGACGTGTTTGTTTCTATCAAAATTGTATGCCACACTTTTTCTCCAAGTTGTAAAGGTTGCTTCATATTCTTGCAGATATGTTAATTCATCTAATTCTTTTTTGGCTTGTTCAATTTCTTGTTGACTCACAATACCACCATCTATGGTTTTGAAAGTGTGAGCGCCCCAATCATCTCTTTCTTGTGCCTCAACAAACATTTCGTGGCTCCATGAACCAACACCGCGTGGTGTGCCTGTAAACATAGCCTTGCCCATCTTGTCTGACAGTGTTGGTCTCAACACCTCTGTCCAAGCACGAGGTTCTATGTCTTGGAACTCGTCCAGCACAATAAAATCTAAACCTACACCTCTGAGGCTGTCGAAGTTGTCAGCGCCCTTGAGTGATATTTTTGATCCATTCTTTAAACGGATGCTCATCTCTGACTCATTAGTTTTTTCAACCCATTTTAAATCTTTCAATTTGTTCTTTAATTTGTCCCAAACAATTTGGCGACTCATACGGTAACTTGGCGACACATACCATACTTCTGCACCTTCTTTTTGTGCCGCGTGTTTGGCTAACTCTCTCACAGCACAGTGAGTTTTTCCAAATCTGCGTCCGGTTACAGCAACACGAAATCTGCTGTCATCATTGCATATTTGCTCTTGTGCTGGAGAAAGTGCCATTACTTGTCCTCCCAAGGAAGTGGTTGATTACCTTCATCATCTTCAACTTGGTCTTTCTGTTTGAGTATATTTTTGCCTAACCATATTAACATTTTTGTATCGCCTTTTGTTGCCTTGTCCCATTGAATTCTTCTTAAACTTTGCCTACCTGCTGCCTTACCTGCCTCTATTAAATCTTTGAATCTTTTCTTTACTGTGTCTTCTGATGTGCCTACTGCTTCTGCTATTTCCCTGTATGTGCATTGTATTGATGCCAACCTGTAAACTAAATCTCTGTCTACAGTTTTGTATTTCTTTCCTTTGTTATTTGGATTTGTCATTACAACTGCCTTTCCACACATTTGATTCTAAAGTTTCTTGAATCTGTCAATCCACCATCTGTGGTTATGGTGTATTCTACATTGTAAATTTGTCCACCTTCGCCGCCTGATATATTTGCTGTAACTTTCTTGTCGTCGTTGATTGCTGTAGAATCAACAGATAAACTTGTGCTATCACCTACGGTGTTTGTGATAGTCACTGTTGCTGAACTTACTATTTCTGCGGCTGGTAGCCAATCTGTCCAATCAATTGTGTAATCTAATGTGGCAGCAGGATCTTTGATGATGTAAGCACCTATGTTGTCTTGTTTAAATCCTGTGAGTTGAGCCATTAACCGATTCTCCTTTCGTTGCTACCAACGGGACTGCCTCTGTCTAATTGTAGATATTGTGCTTGTATTTGTCTTGTTTCTTGAGGCACGAGGTAAGTCCTAATTTCTTGTCCTACTTTATTTACACGAGTTTCAGCATCTAACAACACTAATCTGTCTTCAATTGGCACAATAATAGTTCTTGTTTCTGATTTTACCTTGATTGTTCTAAAAGGATCAACAATTTTGTATTGTGCTATGGTAAGTTGAAAACCATCTGATTGTATGGCTGCCTCTAAATCTTTTAGGAATCCGCCCACAGCTGTGAGTTGAGAGTCTGCAAACATTTTTGATTGTGCACCTGGAACTATTGTGCCTTCCATGATTAATTGTGCATCAATAACAATTGACATCACACCAAAATCAATCTCACCACCTATGATTGATATTTGTGAATTAATTGCAAAGGTTTCTGCCTGCATAGCAATCGTGTTCGAGGCTGAAGGTGTTAGTTGTGCATCAATAGTAGCATCCAATTCTGCTGTGGATAAAATTAAACCTGCTGAAGTTCCTGCAGATTGGTCTATGCTTAATTGCCCATCGCCATTTAATAGTAAACTGCCTTGGCTGACAAGATAACCGCCTTCAAGTTGTATTGCGGCAGCTGATTCTAATAAACCTTCACCACCCTGCAGCCTTATTGCAGAGGCAGTTACTTGTGCATCACTGGCGAAATCATTTAAGTCTGCTTCTGGGGTTATGTAATCATCTTCTGCGTATCTGTTATAATAGTTTGCACCACCAACTTCTACGAGGTTACCTGCCAAACAGGTTGTGGCAGTATCCGTTGCCATTGTGGAACCTGTGGTGCCAAAGATATTAACTGCGGTTATGCTGGTTTGTGCATCAGAGGCTATAACTGCTTCACCTTGCAGGCTTGGTCTTGCAATACCGCTGACTATGACTTGACAATCACTTGCGATGCTTGTGTCACCTGTGAGTAAAAATCCTCCTGTGGCAGTGAGTTGTCCATCGCTGTCTACTTCTTGAATAATACCTGTGAGTGATTGTGTTTCTACATAACCATCTGGTGTGTATTTGCCATCATCAAAATAATTTGTGTCTGTATAATCACTGGAGGCATATGGATCATATGATTCTACATATGTTAAAACAACACTTGAGATATCAAAGTCGTGCACCACTGCTGTGGTAATTGCAGTAGCAAATTGAGATTGAGCCACCACTTCGCCACTGTGTATTTTGGTGCCTGTGCAATTGACTTGAGAGTCACTGGCTACAATAAGTTCGCCACCTGGATTAACTCTACTGTCGCAGGTTAGTGTGGATTCAACTGCAAATGTTGGAAGACTGTCTGAACCAACACCATCAATATTGAATAGATTACCTTCCCAATGCCAAGTTGCTGACTTGTTAAAAGTTCTAAACACATTGTATATGGCGTCTCCTGCTGTTGTATCAGCATACTGCGTGGTTGAGGATGACGCAGGTAAAGTGTCTGTGGCACCTGCTTGTGTGCTACTGCCTCTGTAATAAAATGTGCCTTCGCCTGTGGTGCTTTGAGTATTAGTTGTGCCTGGGACCCAATCAACAGAAGATTGTTGTAGTTCAATGCTGACATCTGTGTATGAGTATGTTATTTGGTAAACATATTTGGCAGAGTTATAAGTGTTGGTTGGTCCATCTGCATCAAACCCCAAATGTGAAGAATGCGTTTGAGTGTTAGTTGAAGTAGATGAAGAAGGATAAGAAGGTGTTAGATCTGGTCCATTAGCTGAATACGAAGTAGAACTTGAATCAGCAAAAACATTGATAACGGTTGTAGTCAAACACCAACCTCCTTAACGGTTATTAAGTTAGGCTGATTTGTAAGTTGCCTGTCGCGATTTGGAAAGTGTCTCCCGTGGTCACAGTTTTTGAAGTTGTGAGTTCGCCATAAAATAAAACATTGCCTGAAGTTGATGCATCCATCACTGCCACACAAGTCACTGCACCATCGTAGTTTGCAGTTGCTACAGGAAAAGTCACTGTGCCTGAGTTTGAAGTTGCACCACTCGAAGATGCACTAAAAGCCACTGTTTGTCTTGCATAGTTGCCTAAAGTAATCTCGTCTGAGAGTGTTCCTGCCTCTAAATTGGTTAAAACACCTGCGGCAGTTCCGTAGAATAGTGCCACATATAAAGCAGATGGTTGTGTAAACGCTGTGTTGCGTAGTGTATGGTCGAGAAGCTTGTCCTCTAAATAATTGGAAGCGGCGTTGCTCATATTTTTTTTCTCCTTATAAGGTTAATAATTGTTATAACAGATGTATTTAACGCACAATCATTCTGTATCGCCATCATCTCTAATATTGAAATCAATTTTTTTTCTGTTTAATTGATTGAGATCATAGTCATAATACAACCTATCACCAACTTCTTTGTTACCGTAAAATTGGTCCCAATATAATTCGTAATATGCTTCTGAGTTGTCATCTGCTTGATTTAATTTGAGCGAAGATTGTCTGCATAGATCATAACACAAATCATATTCCTGCAAAACCTCTATGAGATTAGGTTGTTCAAAAAGTTTTTTGAGTTTGTTTTTATTACTCATACCTTGGAGTTAAATCAGTGGTGAAAAGATGTTCCTGTTGTCCGGTTAATCCATATTCATTGTCACCCTCAAATTCAATTATCCA